GGCTGAGGTGGAGGGTGCGGCGTTCGAAGCGGTAAACAACTGGGCTTCCCAATCAGTATCATCGTTGGGCGCAATGCCAGCGAAAGTTTGGCCACGACTGCCAGTATCCCGGCCACTATCGAACAGACCAAGCATCGACATCGAGCCGAAGTCTGCGTAAGTAGAAGTGCCACCACGGTTGAAGAAGTCGTTGTCACCGCGATACGGAGCCAGCGGGTTCAGGTCGCCACCAGCAGTCAGGTCGGTTTGACCCAGCAGCAGCAGAGCTTCCTCTTCCGCGTAAGTTTCCATTGCCATGCGCTGTGCAAGGTAGGCAATGTCACTCATGGCGAGTTGGCTATCGCGACCGATGATCGACTGAGGAACATTGAAGTTCTTCGTCTTGGTCACGATGTCGAACAGCGCCTTGGTCAGAACCTCGTTCTGGGTGGCAGTAAGAGTAGTACCCGAAGTCGGAGTACCACTGTACTGGTCGCCAAGGTTAGCTTCCCAAGCGGAGGCATCCGTGCTGTACATGACCGGGTGTTCAACGCGCTCTGCGTCGTTCACGCGGAAAATGCGGCCACGCTTTGCCAGCTTGCCCAGGAGTTTTTCGCCGCCCTCGTTGACGAGGTTGGCAGGGTTACCGCTGATGGTATCAATGGCCGAGGTGACCAGAGTGTCCAGTTCGCGGGTGTCAGAAACAGGAAAAGCCATTTGTCTTAATCCTCCTTAAGGATTACAGGGAGTTGTTAGCGCTTTCGCATCGCCTCGGCCATCGCTTGCTCCATCTTCTCTCGGACATTGTATGGGGTCACACCTTCGGTATTAACCTTCTCGGCTCGACCGTGTACACCAAGTCCAGGAAAAGTAACTTCCTCCTTAGCCTCTCCCACACCAGCCGCCGCAACGAAACCTTTAATCATGTTCTCGTTGAAGAGTGCTTGGTGAGAGATCGCCCCAGACTGTAGCCCTTCGGCAATGATGGCTTCCACCTTCTTGTAGTTCTCGGAGCCAACAGGCGCTCCAAGGCTTCCGAGGGTGAGATCCAGTTGCCGCTGGGCCTCAGCGACTTGACGCTCCAAGCGAATAGCCTCGTCTACCTGAGCTTTCACATCGTCTTGAGAAAGCACTGGGGTGGATTTGGCGCGTTCGCGTTCGGCAGCAAGCGCTTCGTTCACAGCGCGGGATGCTTTAGATTCTGCAAGTGCTTCGACTTGCTTGAGTTGCTCTGGCGTGAGTTGCTCTGAAAGCGTTTGAGTGATTTCGGCTGCCTTCTTAGGGGCTGCCTTAATACCCTCCTCGACTGCATCCTTGAGGCTTACCGCTTGCGGCTCCTCGACAGGGGCTTGGTTCTGGGGGGCTGCTTCGGCAACAGGCGCTGCCTCGGCGGGGGTGTTGTTTTCTTCGGTCATGGCTTACCTTTCGGCTCCACTTTAAAACCAGGGCTTACCGGGATGGCTCCCTGGGTGATTGTTAGTCCCAGCTACCGTTATTCCCTTGGTAGAACTTAGGGTTACTAGCGGTGGGACGGTGCGTGTCCGGGTCAAGGTGTCGCGCACGGCAAGCAGCCTTGTAATCGGACATCGAGTTGACCTCCTTACGCAGGGGGTCACTGGGGTGCAACTGGAACATCTCAAACGATTCCCAGTCCCCAGTACCTGTCTTCGTGTAGTTTCGGCGCTCCGGCATGGGTTCGCCACAGTCATAGCAGCACCAGTCGGTGCTTTTGCCGCCACCTATTCCTGAGCCACACTTAGTGCAGCCAAGGACATTAGTTCGGTAAATGACTTCGCTATTAGGCATCGAGGACAGTAAAAGGTTAAAACTGAGTCAAAGTAGAGGGATCAGAGAAAGGAGTCTGCCCTCCCTGGAGAGCGGCAAGAATGTCGTTAGACGGCTGACCGTTGGCGTTGAAGCCGCTTAGTGGCGATTGCGGAATCGCTTGACCCATTGCGGGACGCTGCGAAGCAAACTCTTGATGCTTTTGAAGAGCGGCTTGGATTTCTTGCACAGGGACACTAGCGACCGCGTTAGTAGCGGCAATAGCGATTTCACGCTGATAAGCACTGATGTAAGTTTCGTGATCATCTTCAGGGTAGACCGGGATTTCGATGGTGATGCCGTAGATGAAGTTGCGAATGCGCTCCAGCGGGCCGCCACGATCCGGCGGCAACTTCAGACGATCCGCAGCCTCGACATTGCCGTAAGCCATCAGCGCTTTCCGCGCCTCCGAAACAATGATCTCCGGGGTAATCAAGTCCGGCGCTTGTTGGCGCAAGTTAGCGAGCAGAGTGAGGGAGGCACTGTGGGTTTCCAGTTGCCCCTGCTTGGAGAGGTTGCCAAGCTCGACGGCCTCGACGCGGAACGCCATCCGGGCGACCTTTGCATCAGGCACTTCGATGACCTCGATGAGTTCGCTGCGCGTCGGGAACTTGACCGACTTACCGTAGGCATCGCGCTGGAAGGCAAACGACGCACAGGCAGCCGCGCTAAAGAGGTCAGCCATCACCGACAAGCGGTCCCGCGAACGGCGTGACCCGGCTTGCGCCAGGATGGATGCTTCCGCCGCCGACTTGCGCGGGCCTTGCTGCAAGCCAAGATTCATGCGCGATGCGCCAACCACCTCGTCCAGCAGCATCATGTGCGTCTGGAGGGCCGTCACAAGCTCACCAAGGGCACTGGTGCGCTCGACGGGGCGCATTTTGTGTGAGACACCGTTGTCCCGTTCAAACGAGTTGGTGGCCTGGGAGGTGTCTACAGCGAGGTAGAGTTCGTTGCCCGAGGGGTTCGTGGCAACGGTCGCAATGTGATCCGGGTCGAACGCCTCCTTGTCGTAGAGGACGATGTTGTTGATCCGGCCAACTTCCTTCTCGATCTGCCGGATGTCGGCATGAATCGAGCGGATGACGGGAATCCACGACGCGCACTCGGGGGGTGCAATATATTCGCCTGGAGCGGGGTCGAGGAAGCTGTCGATGTACAGCGGACAGGCGGGGAGATCCACCGTGCCGCAATACTCGCCCAGAGGCTTCTTCTCTAGCTCTGGGGCGTTACCAACCGAATAGGCTTGCGGGTCTTTGCGACCTTCGCCCATGTTGATGAACACCGACATGGGGCAGCCCTTGCCCTCGTACTCAAAACCTTCGTGGAATACTTCGGTCTTAGTCACGATGTCCCAAGGCTTTAGGTTGCCCCGGTAGCTCTCCGGGTACATCTCCTTGGGGATGTCCTTCCACTGGCACTGGTAGGTGTGGTACTTGAAGCGCTTGTGCTGCGGCTCGTAACCACAGTGCGACGAGGGGATCGCCAGCCACTTGATGCGACTCTCTAGGTGGGGATGGTTCTTGTCTACGACCACCTTCATACCGAGGTGGGAGCCTAGAAGACCATAGAGAGCCGCATCACGCGACGCTTGCTTCAGGTTGCCGTTCCGCGTAGACCATGCCATCAGCTTGTTTTGCTGCTCGACAAGGTGCGCGGCTTCAGCTACCAGAGGCTCACAATGAAACGAGGGAACTGCCGGGACAAGCTCTGTGACCAACTGCCGAGCGCGGGACTGGAAGAGGTTGGCCCCGATCTGCGGGTAGTTCCAGTTGGAGGAGACCCGCTCAGGGTCTACAGTTGGCATAAACGGCGCACCTTCAAGGGGAAGTTGTGCGCCAGAGGAGGGATCTCGACCCGTGTAAAGATCGTTAATGAGACGCGCAGTACCTGTGGTAACGCCTTCAAACGAGGTCTGCGCCTCAACCACTAGCTGAGAAAGGGCGCTAGACTGCTCTGGGGAGAGTTTTACCACGAAGACGAGTTAGTGCGGGGCTGCCGGTACGCGACGGACGATGGATCGGCAGCCGGATTGTAGTACGGCGCGTCACTTTTTTCCAGAGAAATCCCAGGAATCGCGCCGCGCCGCATGATGTGGTTGGTCAGCAGCGCAAGAGCGTCTGGGATGTCATCGGATTCGCTCTTGGGGAACTCGGCCAATCTTTTGAGAAGAATGTCCCGGCCAGGAAAATCTCGCAGCACTCTAATACGCCCCTCCTTGAAACCCAGTTGGATTCCCTGGAGTCGTTGCGCCTTGTTGGATTTTGTGCCAATCTTGGCCGGGACAATCGCTACTTTGTCTTCCCGCGTCCAGTGTTTCTGGTGGAACCACGGGATGAGTGCCCCCGCGCTGCCCGTGTCCTCGACCCAGATGGCATTGAGGCGAAGGCGCTGGTGGATGTCCTCGACAAGATCCATGCACTCGCCGGGTGGCCCCTTGATTTCGTGGGCCTCGATGGGGAAGAAGTAGTTGGTGTCCCGAGGGACATCTGCCAGCCCTGGGATTTTGAGCGCGGGGTTGCTGGCGCAAGCGTTGAGGATGTGTCCCGCAGTGCTGACATGGACAACCACGATGCCGTTCCAGTCGCCCGATTTCGCGTCGGCGCGGCTGGTGGGGTCCCAGAGGAGTACGCGCTTGCCCTCGGGGAGTTGGTCGATGCTGCTGACCTTTTGCTCCGCGACCTGAAACATTGCGTCAGTGAACAACGCATTTGCGGCGGCCACGGGCTTGCAGAGGTACTGCTGTGCCCAGAACTCGTAGTCATCGATGAGGGATTCCGCCTCAATGAGTTCGGGGGCAGTCATGTAGCTGGGGCAGAGGGGGTACGCCCCTTCCGGCCCTGGTCCTTTGCCGTCAAGAAGGCCGTGGCCCTGGTTTACGCCGTCCCAGCAACCGAAGCGCAGTTGGCTGTA